GTAGTTAGAGCCTAAATCTCTCCACCTTGTTGAAAAATCATATTTGTGATTTCTTCTGCAGATTCTGCATTTTGTAATCTCAAATATAAATCATCAAGTCCAGCAGGAGACTGGGCATTAGCAGTAACAGAATCGATTTGTCTGAGTGTAGCCAAATCAGGCTTCACATCATCGGGCGTCTGTACTGTTAAACCAAAGATATCAGCATTTTCTGCAATCCAGTTATCGATAACATCTGGATTCGCCTCAATATCTTGAGGAATAAATTTTGCTATCTTTGGACTTACGCCCTTGCTTTCAAGAACTGATTTGATAACGTTGTGACGTTGTTCAGTCTTAATCGAAGAAAGTTGTCCTTCCATTTCGGAAAGCATTTTAGATTTAGTTTTCAACTCCTTACGAAGTTGCTTTAATAAATCGCTTTCTGATTGTTGACTTTGATTAATATCATCATCGTCATCTTCCCATTCTTGATATGTGTTGCTCATCGCAACGCTCCCATTCTATTTTGTTAGTCGCAAGCCTCATAATAAATCGGGGAAAATATTATGGCTCTTGCTACCAGTCTTGTTACTCTCATAGGGGCTGGTCGGTCCTATCGAGGGCTTAAATGGCTAGAATGAACCAGCCTGTGAACGACCAAGACTTACCTGTGAAATACCAGATTGTCCAGTAAATCTTGCCTGTTCTTGTTCTTGAAGTTTCTTACGACGTTGAGAAGGCATCAATGCTCCAGTAGTTTTACCGAACGCTTCTTGTGTAAGTTCTTCTTGTAAACCTGTTGTATCTTGCTTAGAAATCTCTGCAAGTTTTTGTGTAGTTGGCAAAGCCTCAGCAAGGCTAGCATAGGCTTCTCTTGAAACATTACCAATCTGTTCAGTAGACAAACCAGCAGTAGTTAACTGTTTCTCAAGTTGACTAATGTTTT